ATGACTGACTGTCTGCCCGAGATTGGGCAGGTCGCGCCTACTATGTGGGGGCGCAGACCGTACGCGTACCCAGGCGCCAACCTGGGGACCGGCAACCGCTGCGGGCACACGCCCGATCAGTTCGCTGTCGATCGCCTGGCCTTACCCAAGGTCAAGGCCGACCATGGCTGTCTGCCGCGCGTCCTCACCAAGAACATGAAACGGGCTGTTGAGTTCTTCAGCGACCCCAACGTCATGAAGTCCCTGGGTTTCCACCAGCACAAATACAACCTTGATGGCAGCAACCGCCAGGTGCGCAGCGAGAACCGCGAGGCGGTCAGCCTGGTCTGGCACGCCATCGCCTCGGCCATCGACCTGGCGTCCCTGCGCGTGGGCTACTACCTCAAGGACGGTCAGTTCAAGAACTACAGCGCCCTCGACCTGGCCGAGCGCTGCGGCATGGTTCGCGAAGGCCGCGACCCGGACAACCGCGAGGCCGTGAAGCGCTTCCCCACCTCCCGGTTCTGGCGTGCCTTCAAGTGGCTCAAGAACGCCGGCGCCATTACCGTGTTCGAGCAGTACGAAGACAAGGGCAATGACGAGCTGCGCGGCCGGCCGGCAATCAAGACGGTCAGTGAAAAATTCATTCGCCTGTTCGGCTCGATCACCGGCGGCGTGATGAAGAAGGCCCGCGATGCAGCTTACAAGCGCGTGGCCATCTTCCTCGCCCGTGCGCGCATCTTCGGTATCCAGACGGTGGACGAGGCCGACGAGCTGGAGAAAGGCCTGCAGGTGGACCTTATGCTGCGCGAGGTGTTCGGGACCAAGGCCAAGAACCAGAAGCCCAGCCGTGCCCACAAGACCGTCAGGGTCAACGTTCACCGCGACTCGCTCGACCTGGACGTATTGCGCACCGAGTGGGAAATCTACGCGGCCAAGCTCACCGCCGGCATTGAGGCCAAGCTACAGCGGCCTTTGCGCGGCGCCGAGAACGTCAAGCTGTTCGCCCAGGCCGGCGGCCTGAGCTTCAAGGCCTGGCTGGAAGCCAAAGGCATACACGAAACCTCCTAGACACCGCTGTAACCTTCCCCGATCCCTCGGGCGCTTCGTCGTGGGCGCTCGCCAACCCTCCCTCCGCATCACCCCAACCCCCCCTGTTTATGCCCCCTGCAGGCCCTCCCACAGGCCTGTTCAACCCCTTCCCCGACCCCGATTTCGCAGTTATGCACAGGCCGCGCGCGGTCAGTCCAGGGCCGCCCTTATTAGGTGGGTCTAAAGCGGATTTAAGTAATAACTGTACTTTTCCCCATTCGTACCTGAAAAGCAGGGCACGCCCTATGGGGCTGCCCGACTAGGCCTCGGCTACGCCGAGACAGCTTTCTGTTTCGCCTGGCTACGCCAGGCAGATGAGGCCTGCCCCACTTCGCGCCTACGGCGCGGGGGCAGGGGAACGTGCCCACTTGAGGCCGCCATCCCGCCTTGGGGCTTCCGTTCCAGTCAGGGCCGCGCCAAAGCCTCTAAAAGACGCCAGAACGCGCTAGCGACCCTTCCTTCACTACGCCGGCGCTATCGCGCCTGTAGGTCGCGCATACGCGCTCCGGGTGAACAGTGAGGGGGGTGGGTCCAGCCCTGTTGTCGGCCTGGTCGATCGCCGGCGCCGGTGCGGCCGAGGGCGACGATTGTCCGTGTTCCGGTAGACCTTCGGCAGGCCAGGTTCATGCCGGCGGGTGGGCTCGACCTGGTGCTGCAGCGATCGACGGCAAGTAAAGAATTAACGAATTAACGAATATTCCGAACTGGTCGGGCGCCTGCCCGCAGGAGGTTGCGCCCGGCGCCGGCGCAATTCGCTCTGAAAGGTAACGAATTAAAGAAATAAAGAATTGACGAATTAACGAATTATCTCTAGATTTAGCTCCATGGCTTGGCCCCCAAGCCCAGCAAATACAGGAGTTCGCCATGCACCATGCCACCCCGTCGCAACACGCTGCAGCGTTGCTGCTGGACGACCCCCAGGCCCGCCAAGCGCTGCGCACCTTGCGGGCGCGCAGCCTTCTGGCGATTGCCGGCGGCCTGCAGTTCAGCATCCCCCGCGGGCGTTCCCGCCGTGGCGTGACCCTGGTGCATGTGGTGAGCGGCCTGCAGGGCGTTCAGGTGATTGCATCACGGCCGACCCGCAGCGATATCAAGGAAATCGACCGCGCCCAGGGCGTGTTGCCGGGCCAGCTTGGCGCGATCCTGGCACGCCTGACCGGCGTGGAACTGTCCCACTGATTTCATCACCCCCGGCCGACGCTGGGGTTCATTGCGAGCGCGTACCAATGATTGACCCCCTCGACCATGTGACCTTTGAGCTGACGCTATCGCCACGGGCGATGACGGGTACAGAGCGACAGAAGAAACTGCGCGCTGAGCGCAAAGCCAAAGGCATCAAGCCGTTACACGTAACGCCGGGCGAGCGCGAATTGCTGGGTAAGGCGCTGCGCCTGTTCGGTCGCGTCAGTTTTTCCCCTGAGCGCGCCGGTGGTGATGTGGAGGCGCTGTTGAATCGGGTGGTGCCGGGTGGTCCGCAGGGGCAGGAGCTGGATGACTTCGCCCTGCTGGAGGTCGGAGACGCCGACCTGCAGCCGCGCTGGGACAGCTACAGCAGCGATTTTGCCCGCGCGGCTACCGCCTTGGGCGTACTGCGCCTGCGCAACAACCAGCACGCCGAACTGGTGAGTGCGGTGCAGACGCTCAAGGGGCGACTGGTGGCGGCCGGTCTAGACGATCAGGTTGGTCAGCATCAGGGGCGTGGCGAGTGGTACTGGAACAAGACACCGCTTCGCGACTATCGCGCCGAAGGTGCTCCGGAATACATGGAGCGCCAATCCGCTGGGCTGTCCGTGCTCGATGAGCGCGACCAGCTGGCCCGCGAGGTTGAGGCGTTGCGCCAGGAGCGCGACCAGTTCGCCGCGACCCTGGCCGAATCCCGCCGAATTTCCTATGAGCGTGAGCAGGCCCTAAGGCGCGAATTGACTGAAATCGAAGCTTGGGGAGAGCACTACCGGCGGCAGCGCGATGCGGCCCGGGCGGAAGCCGAAAACCTGTTGGAGGTTGTCCGGGGCTTGCAGGAGCTGGCCCAAGAACTGGGGCGATGACCTTCGACGAATTGCACGGTCGGTAGGTGGGTCTATTTTCGGCAGGACCACAACCTGTTGTGGTTCGCCGGAATCTCGACCGGATAGGTGGTAGAAAAGGTACAAGTAAACGCTTGCATAGGTTACAAAAACTGATAATATCCATATCGTAAATTACGAAAGCCGGTTGCATGCCCCTTAGGGATCATCGGTTTTCATCGTTGGTGAAGCATGCCGCTTCCCTCGTCTTTTCACGTTCGTAACCTCCGCGTACACAGGAGGACGTCAAGTGATGAATCAGAACCTATTCGAGCTATTCACAACCGATCCAGTTGAATACAACATGAAACACCTGAAAACTCAGTTGTTCATGTCGTTAATCACATTGATCCGGCAAAAGGGGTGGTCACAAGCTGACGCGGCCAAGGAGCTGCACGTTAGCGCGCCACGCATGAGCAACCTGTTCAAGGGTTACTTGGAGAAATTCTCAATCGACGCACTGCTAGAAATGCTCGTGCGCGTTGGGTATAAGCTGGAGACGGACTTTGTACCGGATCAGCCCGAGCAGCCTTTGCGCATGACCCTAAAAAAGGCGATGCTGTAACAGCCATCGCCTGAAAAGTCACCTTACTTCTGTTGCTTCTTCGCTTTTGCGTCCGCCTGGCGCAAGCTCTTCAAGCGTTCTTTCACAACGGTTGCGATTTGCCGATCGCTTCCGTTGGTGGTCTTCTCGGTCGCGTGCAGCACCACGATCTTGCCTGTTACCGTTGTGGTGTAGATCACGCGCCACGCCGGGCTGCCGTTGATGATCAGCTCGTACGTGCCGTGCCCCAGTGACTCGCCCAGGTGCTTCACATCGCACGTTGGTTCGAGGTGGTTCATCAGCAGGTACAAGCTGTTGATGAACCGTTCGCGGTGGCGTTCGGGGACCTTTTCCAGCTCTTTCTTAGCGCGCTGGGGGTGGAACTCTACTTGCAGCGGGGTTTTAGCGGCGGTGTCGGGTGTAGCGTTTTGCTTCTTGGCCATTAGGCACCTCATATTGGGTTAGGAATCGCGTTAAGATTTTCATTACTCATGCCTCTTAGGCTGATTAATTAATGGCCCGATGAAGTGCACCAGGCGATTAGCTAGATACGTGAAGGCACGTACCTAGGCTCATAGTTACAAAAACGTGTAACTTTTGCAACTTAATTCTGCGGCGCCTGTCGAAAATAGTTTGACCTGCTTAAGAATTATCCACTTGTCAACTTCATTAGTTGAGTTAGTTGCTCGGGCATTTGAGTGCAGCGCAAGGTTAGCGACGAGCCCTGCGACCTGTTGCGGGCGTGTGAAAGGTGGGCGTTAGCGTAACGACAGCGCCCCGGGGAAGTGATTACACTGGGCCATCATCCAACCAATGCAAGGAGCAAGACCGATGCAAATGAGCGATGCCGGTGAAGTGATGCAGGTGGCGGGGTATGGCCGGGCAAACGAGTTGCTGCAGGAGGGGTGGTTTCTGCTGGCCGTCGTACCTCATAGCAACAATCAAGGCCAGGCGCATGTGGCTTACGTACTGGGCAAACCACGGCAAGGCAACGCCATCGGGGTGCTGCCGCCCAAGCGTCTGCAGCCATAGGATGCAGTGTCCATAACGGATTTTCCGTTAAATCGAGGCCCCCAGTTCGCAAGAGCCGGGGGCCTTTGTTTTGCCCGCGTCTCCCAAAATGACGGAAATGGGCGACCAAAACCGCTAAAGTGATTTCGACGCACCCCACCCCTCTACGCAAAAGGAGTTGTACCGATGACCTATGAAGCTGTGAGCGCCCAGCACGCCCGCCGTGAGGCCCTGTATGCCAGCCAGCTGGACGGCCTGCCGACCGAGCTGCATCCGCTGCTGGAGTTGCTACCCGGGGTTCCGCGTATGGCGTTGGTCAGCCAGCTGCATGACCTGGCGCATGGCACGCTCGCTTCGCGGGAGCAGGAGACCGGCATTGCCCTGGGCTACATCTTCGCCGCCCATCTGCGCGGCGAGATTGGCCAGGCCGAGACCGAGGCCTTGCGCGCCTTCGTCAATGGACTGCGCCGCCGTGTCTGAGCCCCTGTCCTATCGCGGCCTGGCCGACCTGACCCTGACCTACGGCGCCGCGCCCGGGCTCAGCCGCAGCGCCGAACGCCCGGGCGTGAGCGTGGTAGTCAGCCGCCACGCCGCCGGCGCGCCGGTGTCGGTGCTGGTCGATCGCACCTTGGGCGTGGCCCTGCTGTTGGGGCCGGCCATCACCCGGGCGACCCTGGCACTGCCCGATGGCACCGTGCTGGCCGGGCCGGTGCAGGCGATTGCCGAGAGCGGCGACTACTTCGAGATTGCCGCCGGCGCGCAAGGCGACCAGGGGGAGCGTTATGCGTAACGGCAACGAACTGGTGCCCGGGCTGGTGCTGCCGCCGGCCTACCACGGGGTATTCCGCAAGCGCTTGGCCGAAGTCGAGGCCGCCGGCAGCGCGGTCAATTGCCTGATCGCCCAGGCCCGCGCCGAAAGCCTGGTCGAAGCCCTGGAAACGCTTACCCAGGGCATCGCCGCCCAGCACATCGAGCGCCTGTACCTGCTGATCGAGGACGCCGCCACGGCGCGCCTGCTGGAGCTGGAGTGCGAGCAATGATCGGCCAGGCGGTGGATGTGAACACCCTGCGCGTGCTGGCCGGCACCCGCCAGGTGCGCGACGCGGTGGCCGGGCGCTGGGAGGAAGACCGCAGCCAGTGGACCCTGAGTATCCGCGTCGGCGGTCCCACGGCGCGGCTGATCCCCATTCGTTCCAAGCGCGAGGCGGTGAAGACTTGGGCCAAGCTGGATACCCTGGTCAAGTTTGCCGAAGAGGCCGGGCTAGAGGGGCTGCGCGTCGAACTGGAGCGCTGAGGTTGTGACAGGAAAAGTTCTTTTAGAGATGTATAGGAGAGAGGACTGGGTGTCGGGTTGGTATACTCGGCCCAGCACCTCGCTGCTGGCCTTCGCCGGCATTGCCCGTGGGCAGTATGGCTACCTGAAAGGCGCGGTATGCTGGCGGTGTCGGTGGGCTGTAAAGCGGCTTGACGAATCAGCGCCGGGAGCAACGTGCCGAACAAGTACGCCGGCGTGAACGCCGTCTAGCTGTCGGACTGGTAAAATGATGGCCGGCGGCTGGCTGACCAGGGTCATATCAAGTGTGGCTGGTACACGCCCGGGCGCGTGGTAATCTCGGGACCGAATCGCAGGCACAAAAAAACCGCCTGGACGGGCGGTTTCTTTGTGCAATCCGAAATGGACGTTTCGGGTCGCGGTTCGCTGATAGCGTCAACAAGTCCGATACTAAATACAGTGAAACTGTTGCGCAATAGCCGGGCGCAATGAGCAAAAAGGGTCAGCGGCGTTCACGGCGCTTCATGAGGGCATTGCGAACGTCACGGCGGTTAATGCGAATTGCGGGGATTGATGGCGAATGTCCCGGGGTTTCAGCCGGTTGCGTGCCGTCTATTGGTAGGGCCGGGTGGAGTCAAGCCACGTTCGTCATTTGGAAAAATAAACTTCACATGCGCGTAAAAAGACTTTTTTTAGTCAGCGTTTCAGTGGTATGAAATAACACGACAGGCGGCTTGCTGCCTGGGGGCCTCTCAACCGCGTCTGGACAACGCGCCGGGAATCGAGAGGGCCGATGAACATCCTGGCTCGCTGATAGCGTCAACACCCTTTCGGGGCTTATCAGTGAAACCGTTGCGCAGCCCGGTAGGCGCAGCGGGCCAGGACCTCCTTTTATGGGGGTTCTATGAAACTACGCAAGCGTGTGGTCGATACCGTCAACCTGGCCGATTTGTTGGCCAAGATGGCGAACGTTTACCGGGCCTGGCTCTGGTTGCGCGACCACTTCGATAGCTAAGCTTTACCAGCACTATCGCAGTAGGCCCCGCCACTCGGCGGGGTTTTTTTCGCCCATTAAAAAGCCCCGCTGCGGCGGGGCTTGGGGGTCACTTCCTGGACCTGGGTTCAATCAGGTCTTTGAGGTCGTCCACGCTCTTGCCGTGGCGTTCCATGTATTCCAGCACCGCCGTGATCATGATGCGGGTGGACGAGGTTTTGTGTTCGTGGGCGAAATCGTCCAGTGCATCCTTGAAACGTGCTTCGGGCTTGAAGTTCAGCGGAACGCGCTTATGCGGATCGTCCTTTTCAGTGGCGTTGCCCAGGACGGGGGACAGCTCGCCGCGCTTGGGCGGTGCGCCCTTGCCTGCAGGGATAGGTTTTTTGACGACGGCGACCATGGCAGGCTCCAAAATTCGTTAATTCTTCAATTCGTTATTTAGTCAGCTTAGTCAGCAGACTGTCAACTTCGGCCACCATCTTATCGGCTTGATCGCGAGGCCCGGCAAAATGGGTCTCGACGATCGACAGGCCGGCATCCTGAGCACGGCGGTAGCAGGGTTGCTCATACAGGGTAGGCAACAGGGTGTATTCAGTTTCGAGCAGGTAGGCCCGGCATTCGACCAATTCGCGGTCGCTGCTACCCACATGGTTCAGCACCAAGGCAATGCGCGCTGGGTCAATGCCATGCTTGTCCACCATCGTATTAGCCAGGCGCACGGTGGGGCGCATGTCGGCCTTGGCCATGCCGGTCGGCAAGATGATCAGATCGCACGCTTTGGCCAGGTCAACGGTCATGGACGAGGCCAGGGGGCGGCCGTCAAAAATGGTCAGGTCGTACTTTTCCGAAGCCTTGATCGCACTGGCGGCGGTGCCGAAGGCCTGGACATTGATGGGGGTCAGCTTGTCATTTTGCAGGCGATCGAGCACCCATTCGTAGCTGCTGGACTGGTCAATGTCCATGTCGGCCAGAAGCACATCCCAGCCGCCCAGGGTGTAGGTCACGCCAATGGCTTCGCAGATGGTGGTTTTACCCACGCCGCCCTTTTGCGAGAAAACGCCGATACGCTTGCCCATTACCGCCTCCCTATTCGTTAAGTCGTTAATTCTTTATTTCGTTAACGCGGCGAGTATAGGTCGGCCTGGCGAGGGCATCAAGAAATTAAATAAATAAAGAATTAACGAATTAACGATTAATGGCGCCCGGCCAAGTCATGCAGCTTGCACGAACTGGCCGGCGCCGGCGCTGCTGGAGGCAACGAGAGCACTGATGTGGTGGTAAGCGGGGGCAGTGGTGCGGCCGTTGCGGCCGTTGCTGCTGGCGGCGCGGGTCAGGCGCGTCAGGGTTTCCGGCACGCGGGAACGGGTCTGATTGCGGTTGCGGTTGCTGCTGTGGTCGTCGGCCAGGGCGCAGCAGGTGGCCAGGACCATGCACAGGGCGCGTGGCAGCAAAACGCCCAAGACGAACCCCCGGGCGACCATGTGGCCGGGGGTCTTGGCGCCGAGCTTGTCGCGGATTTCCAATTCGGCCAGGCGCAGGCTGGCAGCATCGAGCTGGGTAGCCTGGAGGATGGCGGCCTGGTTATTGCCGTTGGCCATTGCGGCCAGAATGTCGCGCTGCAGCGGGGTGAGGTTTTGCCCAGGGACGGCTATCACATCATCAGTGTTCAGGTGGTGCATGGCGCTTCTTCCTTGATCGCGAGGGGTTACGGCTGGACTGTGAGGCTACCGACCGCCAAGGCCATCTGGTCAGAGTCCTGGCAGGCTTTCGTGGCCACCAAGTCAATGCGCTGCAAGGTCTGTTCAAGGTCGCCACCGCCATCGGCGGCCTGTCTGGCATAAGCCTGGATCATCGCCAGGACGGCGCCCTGGTGATGCAAGAAGGTGGCGACAATGGCACGGTTCTTCTCGCAGAAAACCGGCACAATGCCATTGCCCGAGGGGGTCAGCAGGCTAGGCGCGGCGTGGGGTTGGGACAGCGACAACTGGGTCATACGTGAACCTATATCCGTGGTGTATGTTTTCCACTTTTAGTGGAAAAGTAAGGCAGATTTAAGCCCCTTCTGTGAGGGGCTTGAATGCAATTATCGCCGTTTTGTGGTCAGCACCACACGGCCGATGATCTGGTATTTCTGCAAATCGTCCGCGCTGACCTTCTGGTCGGGATACTTGCCCTGGTCGTCCGAAGCGATCGAATAGGTGTCGTCTATTTCGGGCCGTATCCAGCGCACCCATACCCGGCCATTAACCAGCAGGGCGAACATGTCGCGTTCGTCAGCCACATCGCGGCGGCTCATGTCGAGCAATAGCGGGTCGCCCTTGCTGGCTGTCAGGTGCATGCTGTCGTCGGGCATGCGAATGACCATCAAGTCACCCGGCGCGACACCTAGTTCGGCCAAAAAGGGTTCGCGCACGGCCAGGCAATCATCCGCCAACGAGCTGTCGAGCAGCAGGCCCGGCGCGCTCGGGGAGGCCATGGGATACACATAGTCCTTGGCGTGATCATCCGAGTCGAGGCCAGCCAGGTAACTGGCCGGGCGGTTGTAGATTCTGGCCAGCGCGGTGAAGGCCTCCAGGCGGGGCGAGCGCTCGCCCAGCTCCCACATGTTCATGCCGGTTGTGCCTACCGGGCTACCCTCGGGCGTGGCTTTCAGTTCGCGCACCGCCTCTTCCAAGGTCCACCCCCGGTCTTCCCTGCACTTGCGCAAGCGCTGTCCGATTAACCTGGTCAGGTCGGTCATTGCTAGGTACTTCTCCGTTCAGAATCCCCGCATTTTAGCGTTAAATCCCCTGCGGATACACTAATAGTGGAAATTTTTAAGTTTTTCTTGCGCGTCTCTTTAACAGCAGCCAATATTTCCACTATCTGTGATTTACAGGTCACTAACTGTGAAATTCAACGACTGGGTAATGGAGCAAGGCGGTGTCGCCGCTGCCGCTGAAAAGCTGGGCGAGAAGCATTCGGCCGTGCGCAGCTGGTTCTACGCCGAGCGCCCGCCGAAGCTGCAGGCGGCCATCAAGATCATTGAGGCCTCTGAGGCGCGCGTGGACTTCAACGGCATCTATGGGCCGATTGCCAAGCGCCTGCACGGCTACAAGGGGGGTGATGAATGAGCTGGGCACGCCTCCCTGCCGGCCTGTCCAGTGACCCGGCGGTGCTGCAGATTGAGCGCACCTTCGGGCTGGCCGGCTATGCCCGCCTGACCAAGCTGCTCGAGCAACTGGCCGCGCACAGCGACCCCTATGCCGGCCGCCTGCGCCTGCAGCGCGAGAGCTTGATGGACCTGATGCAGGCCCATGAGGGCGAGCTGGAGGCCTTCTTGCAGTGTCTGTGCGATGTCGAGTTGGCCTCCGTCGTGACTGGCGTCACGGTTGAAATCCAGTTCAAGCAGCCAGAGCGCTTCCTGCCCGAGCCGGCACCGGCGCTGCCGACCGATACGGCGCAGTGGGCATTTTGGCTGCAGACCGAGTTGAACATGCCACGCCCGCTGGTGGATGACCCGCACGCCGTAGCGCTGTACCGCCGCTGGATCGCCTCCAACGTGACCGTAACGGAAATGCACGACGCGGTGACCCAGGCTGTTGCCGCCAAGGATCAACTGAGCCCGGCCGGCCTCCACAAGCATGTCCACGCGGTGCGCTCGGCTCGCCTGGCGAAAGCGCGCGGCTGACCGATGCGCCGTCGTTACTCATTGCAACACTGCCGCTGCACCTCAAAGGCTTGCGGCAAGCGCTTCAAAGGGCGTCCAGGACTGACCCTGTGCCCCGCCTGCGGCCGAACTGGCCGGCTGGACAAGTGGGCCCAGGCACGACCCTGGCGCGCCAAGACCTGCCGCTGTGACGCCTATCCATACAACCACCGCCGAGGCGGCGGCCGCTGTAGCGGTCCGCATTGCTGGCCCAGCTTGCCCGGAATCACCGGCCTGCCGTTCTAAAGGGAGTAGTACACATGATTATCATTGGTCTGGCCGGCGGTAAGCCTTGTGACCGTAACGAAATCGCCCAGCGCCTGGTGCGCTCCGGTGGTGCCCGTCTGCAGGCCTGGCAGGGTTCGGAGTCGACTTATACCGGTGCCCGCGTCCGCGACCTGACTGCCTTCCTACATGAGGCTAACCGCAATCGCGCCTTGGGCGGTCTGATCCTCACCAACGTCAACACCGAGCAAGAGGCCGAAGAAATCCGCCGGCATGGCGGGGTGATGTGGCATGTGATGGGCGCGCCGTCGATGGCAGTGCCGATCCGCAAGGGCGATCCCTTGGTCACGCACATGCAGGGCGGTTGCCGGCACTTCCGTGACAGTCTGGAGCAATTCTCCGAACACCTGCTGTCGATCGCGGCCGCACACTGATGTACGGCCGTCGCGCTGCGGATATCGAGTCCTTACTGCAGGCGTGGGCCGTGTGGTGCCATGGCGACTCGGGCCTGCTGGGCGGCGGCAGCACCATGCTGGCCAAGCTGATCGAGGGCAAGGGGCAAATCCTGTTCGGCGGCAGCGGCGGGGCCAGTTCGCCCCGTGACGAAATCGAATCCCGCATTGAGGCCGCGGTGTTGGCCATGGCCGCCAAGTCGCCTGACCGCGCCGATATTTTGCGCATGGAGTATTCAGCCGGCTGGTGGGGTGTCTGCGCACGCCGGCAGATCAAAGGCTATGACCCGCGCGGCACTGACCAGCTCAAGCGCGCCCTGGCCATGGGGGTGAGCCTGCGCACCTACAAGCGACGCCTTGCCGAGGCCCGCGAAGAAATTCAGACCCAGCTGAGAAACAAGCCATGACCCCCGAGCAAACTGGCCAGATGAAGGCCTTCATTGTGGCCCTGGCGGACCACTACGACGCACCGGGGCCAAGCCCCGAGAAGACCGCCGAGCATTACCAGCTCGCCGAAAGGGCGCGCCTGTACCGCGCCATGATCCTCACCGACCTTGACCCCATTCCACCACGGAGCGAATGACCATGGCAGCGAAACCCACCAGCAAGGCCGCCAAAGAGGCTGCAGCCGCTGCGGCGGCAACTGAGCAAGGCACCCCGGCGCCGGCCGCCACTACCCAGCCGATCGAGGGGGCCGCGAAGTCGCTGACCGATGCGGTGCCGAAGACCGTTACAGAGCCGCCGGCATCCAGCCAGGCGCCTGAAACCCCTGTTGCATCGAGCACCCCAGGCGTAGCCATGGACCTGCAGACGGGCGCTCTCACCTTGCAAGGGGGCGTCGTTTCGCCAGAGCTGGTTGAGGCTGCGACCATTACCCGAGCCGTTACCGTAACGGCCGATGAGGGCGCAGCCCTGCAGAGCGTATTTGGTGCGGATGATTCGCCAAGGCCGTGGCCGGGCCTGGTGCGTGCGGCCAGTGATGTATTCAGCGAGCGTCTGCGCCAGGTGGTTGATGAAGACTTGGCGCCGGAGCGCGACGACACCTATGTCAATCGCGAGCTGGTGGGGGCGGCCATCTGCTACGCCCTGCCGGCCTCCAGCTTGCCACTGCATCGCGTTGTGTTCTCCTGGCCATTGGCGCCCGGTACGTTCAAGCCAACCAGCCCGCGCGCCTGCCTGGTGAAGGCGGCGGCGTTGATCCTGGCCGAAATCGAACGCCTCGACCGCGCTGAGGAAGCCAGCGCCGCCTGATATGCATCACTCTGCCACCCCCATACTCGCAGCATGCCCGGCATTTTCATGGGTAGGGGGTGGCTACGTCCTGAGCGTGGCCTGACGCCCTGAGCGGTCCGGCCACCTACCTGGTAGCCGACATGACCGACTGCAATACCCTTCACATCAAATTCACTGACACCGAGCTTAAACGCTTGGCGTCTGCCTCCACCGTTCGCGATGTGCGTGATGCCCGTTATCCTGCACTGCACTTTCGCTTCGGTGCTGACCGTTCCCGTGGTTCCTGGCACATCGTGCGCCACATCGGCGGCAAAAGCCCTTCCAAGAAAATGGCCAATTGGCCCGATATCCCCGCGAAGGCCGCCATCGAGCTGCTGCCGGTCAAGCTGGCTGAGCTGACGGCCGATCCGTCCAGCGTGATTGGCGTGGCCGGGTGGGACCGGGCCGGCGACCTGCTGCGCTGGTTCAATGATCGTGCCGAGGCTGACCGAGGCCTGTCCAAGAGTCGCCGTAACAACATCCGTTCGCTGATCGCCTGCCAGCTGCTGCCGCGCCTGGGCTCGCTGCGCTTGGTGGAAATGACCGGCGAGACCATTGATGAGCGGCTGATCTGGCCCATGCAGGCGGTGCGTTCGCTGGCCTATACCAAGCAAGCCTTTGCTCTGCTCAAGCTGCTTTGTAAGCGTGCTAAGAAGCTCAAGAAGCTGACCATCAACCCACTGGCCGACGTAGTGTTCAGCGACTTCACTGAGGTGCGGGTGCGGCCCAAGGCCTGCGCGCTACGACCGCAACAGGTTGCGGATATCGCCCAGCAGGCGGCCGAGCGATGGGAGCGGCAGGCGCAAGCGGCCATGTTGGTGCTGCTGATGCTCTGTCATGGCTCCCGTATCCGCGAAACCACCCTGGCCAAGTGGTCCGATTTCGATTTGGTGGAGGGCGGTGAGTGGTTCATTCCGGCCGAGCACACCAAGACCCGCAGCGAACTGCGCCTGCCACTGACGCGCCTGGTGCTGTGCCTGCTCAGGGCTTACCGCGAGCGGCAGTACCGGTCCGGTTATCGCGGCGTCTACCTGTTCCCGCGTGGCGATGGCGCGCCGCTGACCGAGCGTCAAGCCCAAGACAGAGTGGCGGTGTTTGATGGGGAGTGGACGGCGCATGACCTGCGCAAGATCGCTCGCAGCATGTGGGCGGACTTGGGCGTTGATTACCTGATTGGCGAGCTGCTGCTGAATCACGCCCTGTCCGACCTCGACACCGCCTATATCCACACCCATGCCCAAGCCCTGAAACGTGACGCCCTGGAGCGCTGGCATTTGTGGCTGCAAGCGCGGGGCCTCCCTTTTTTTGCGCCCGAGACAGCACCGAGACAGCCGGTTTTGAGCGTCACGGCCGAAGCCAATAACCACGCGGCCCCGGCCACGTTTTGAGCATCCATTACTAAGGAGAATGTTAGGACATGAAAAGAGACATCATTAAACTGCCTCGCATGCCGTTTGACCCCGATGCGAACGCTGACGATATCTGCAGCATGGCGTTCACTCTCCATGGCGAGTTAAAGGGAATTTTGCCAGAGGGTAAAAATCACCGGGCCCGGCTGTTGTTTGTGTTGAATGTTCTGGCTCGGTCTGAACCTCAGCATTCTCCCGAGCGTCAGCGCCTGTCATGGCGGGAGCGCATCACCGGGAGGCTCAAGCCATGAACCAAACAAAAGCGCTGCGTGATCTGCTGGAGCTGGTAAAGGACGAAAGCCATGCCCTTTGCTTCCAGACCTTTAGCCAGTACCGGCAGGCGCTGGCCGGCGAGATTCGCCGCCAGATCATTAAGGTGGTGGCTGCAACCGAGTACGCCGACCCGTGGAACAAGGCGCCCAAGTGGGCTACCCACCGCCTACAGGATTGGACTGGGGATTGGTATTTCGTAGAGGTACATGCCCCAGGCATCTATACGGAGCGGGTTGAGGGAATGTACGTCGACGGCAAGCCGGTGATTGGACGAATGTTCACAGACTGCAACATGGTCGCCGGCACGCTACAGGCTAGGCCTCTGCCGGAGCCGCTAGCGTGACGGGTAACGCCAAGGTTAAGCCGGCCACCAAGCGTCAGCAGAAGCGCCGGGCCAAGCTCAGGGAGAACAAGGTCAAAGAGCTGACCTTTGAAACCACCGAGGCCACGTTTGCAGAGCTGCAGGCCTCAATGGCCACCCGGGCAGGGCTGGGCGAGCCTTACACCGTCACCGAGTACATGAACGCCCTGGTGCGGGAGGATGCAGCCAGGCTCAAGGGGCAGATTGCCGATGCCCAGCAGTACCCGTGTCGGCAGTGCGGCAAGACCCTTCCCGAGGGCTGCAAAGGGGCGTTCAAGGGTGAGCTGGCTTGTCTGCACACCCCGGCCAGCTGGAAGCTACTCATTCCCACACGGGTGCTGTGACGGGTAACGCTAAAACGCAAACGCGTTGGGTCGATGGATTTAGGTTGGCACTTTTTTGTACCTTTTTCCCTATCGTGGCGTGTTTGCGTTCACGGCCCTGACAATCGAACGAACACGAAGCCCTGGTAGCCCTGCTGCCGGGGCTTTTTGCTATCTGGAGTGTGTGCGATGGATCGAATCAGACGGGCGAAGCTCGCAATGGCTGGCCTGCTGGTTGTGACGCTTGTCGCATGCCGCCGGGTGAAGGCTGAGACGGTAGAGAGGGCGTTGCTGGTGCCGCCAGCGACGTATGCCGGGGCCACCCTGTTCGGTGTGCCAGTCACCAGCGTGACCCAATGGGTGATGCTGCTGTACGGCCTTTCGCTGTTTGCCTGGCACATCAAAACCAAGTGGTTCGGCAAAAGGCCGGAGGTGGACGGATGAAGCTTCCACGTGGCCTGGTGCTGCCCTTGGCGGCCGGTTTCATGCCGGTACTGCTGGCCCTGGTGATGTTCTTCGAGGGCTGCAGCCTCACCGCCTACCAAGATCAAGCCGGCGTGTGGACCATCTGCTATGGCCACACTGCCGGCGTTAAGCGCGGCGATGTCGCCACCCGCTCGCAATGCGTAGCGTGGCTGCAGGACGATCTACAGCAGGCCATCAAGGCAGTGGATCGAAAGCTAAAGGTGGATGTGGGTTGGCTCTGCCGGGTCGCCCATGTCGATTTTGTCGTTCAGTACGGCGAAACGAGGTACGGCAAAGCCACGTTGCTGAGCCGCTTCAATGCCGGCGACCGCTTCGGTGCGCCTGACGAGTTCCTGCGGTGGGTGTTCGTCGATGGTAAGGACTGCCGCCTGGCGGCGTCCAAGTGCGGCGGAATTGTCACCCGGCAGCAGGTGCGCCGGGAGCTGTGCATGGTCGGTGCGCCATGAAGATTCGCCAGTATCGATTCCGCTTCGCTGATGGGCGCACCTCCACCGTCCTCGACATGGAGGGCGAGCCGCCCGAAACCGTTATCCCTGGCCTGGTTGCGATGTTCGCGGCCGGCTATGTCCTTGAGGTGATTCCCCTATGAATGTGCCCACTTCCCAGCTTGTGCTGGGCGTTCTGGCGTTGGCCGCTGTTGGCTACATGCACTTTCAGCGCATCGAGAACAACGCCCAGACGGCAACCATCGAGCAGCTGAAACAGGCTGCTGAGGTGAGCCGGACGACCATCGCCAGCCAGGCCGAAGCGCTCAATGGCTTCAAGCAGCTGCAGCAGCAGGTCACCGACCTCAATGCCAACAGCCTGGCGGCCTTCCAATCGATCGGCGCCGGTACCGCCGGCCTGGCCAACGAACTGCAGGAACTGAAACGCCATGACCAGACCATCGCTGACTATCTGCGCGGCACTGTCCCTGTTGCTGTCGGGATGCGCTGGCAACGCAGCGCTTCCACCGAGCCCGGCACCTACCGACAAACCGGCGGCGCAATGCCCGCTAACGCCGTGCCTACTCCCCGAGCGCGAGCCGATCCGGACCAATGAAGACTGGGATGCGGCCCTCGGTACCGCCGAAGACGCGTTACTCAAGTGCGCCACGCAGGTCACCACTTGCATCAAGGTGCAGGAGGCTTCCCGTGCCGCCGGCCGCTAAGCGTGGCTGCCGAGCGCCAATGTGCCCAGGCCTGACCAGTGAGCGGCACGGCTACTGCACTCAGCATGAGCAGCTGGCCAGTGGTTGGAATGCTCCAGGGCGCGGCACTGCTGAACAGCGTGGCTATGACAGCACCTGGCGCAAGCTGGCCCGCACCATCCTCAAGCGCGACGGCTACCGCTGCCGCTGTGCTGAGTGCAACCGCCTCGGCCGCGTCCTGCCGGCCGGCGAGGTTGACCACCGCATACCGAAATTTGAGGGCGGCACCGATGACCCCGGCAACCTCTACGCCATCCACCCCGATTGTCACAAGCGCAAAACCCAAGCCGAGGCGCAGCGAGCGCGGTCTGTTCAGTGAGCACAAGGCTAAGGCCTTGCGGATGCGTCGTTACGCCGTGTCGATTGGTACTGATGCAAGGCTGCTCAGCCTGGGTGATTACCAGTTCGACAGGGCTTTGGCGTTTCGAGCAAAGGCGGCTCGAAATGGGCGCTGTCTTGGGTATAAACGCGCTCTTTGCGAATTAAATCGGGCAATTGAAACGTATTCCTTTGCCGGTGCGCCTTGGCCGCTGCCTTTCAAGCACCTTTCTCCGCTGATTCGAAAAAATGTTCGAAAAAACGATTGACGGCGGCGAAATTCGGTGAACGAGACGCGAAAGGGGAGGGGTGGGTCAAATCTCTAGGCCTTTCGCGCTTAAACACCGTGCGCCCAGTCGTTTTCGTGCGCCCGCGAAATTAAAAGTTTTGTAACTGGGTAGGAGGTGCCCGCTATGGCCAGAGGCCGACCCCCCAAGCCCACCGCCTTAAAGGTGATCCAGGGCAACCCCGGCAAGCGAAAGCTGGACAAGAACGCGCCGTCACCTGACGCGCTGGCCCAGGTGCCTGACCCGCCGGCCTGGCTCGGTGCGATCGCTGCGAGCATCTGGCGGCAGGTCGCGCCCTGGTTGGTGCAGGCCCGCATCCTCACCGACACCGACCTGCACAACCTGGAGTTGTTCGCCATGGCCTACCAGCGGTGGCGGGAAGCCGAGGATGACGTTACCCGTAACGGCATCGTGGTGATGGGCGCCAAGCAGGAAATCAAGAATCCCGCCTGCACCGTGGCCAACGAGTCGGCGCGCCGCATCAGCACCTTCGGCGCGGCCCTCGGTCTGGACCCGGCCGCCCGTGCGCGACTCAAGCCAGGCGGCGAGGGCGAAGAAGAAAACGAATTCCTCACGCTGCTGCAGGGAGGGAAAAGGGGGTAGGTAACTGATGGCCGGCTATCCGAACGTCAACGCGGCGAACAAATACGCCCGTGATGTGGTGGCGGGCCGGATCGAGGCATGCAAGTGGGTGCGCTTCGCCTGCAAGCGCCACTTGGATGACCTGGAGAAGTCGAAGAAGCGCACCGGCAAATGGCGGTTCGACAAGGACGCGGCCGAGCATGTGTGCGTGTTCGCCCAGCTGATGCCGCACGCCAAAGGCAAGTGGGCGGCCAAGGCTGAGTTGATTACGCTGGAGCCGTGGCAGAAGTTCATCCTCTGCAGCATCTTCGGCTGGAAGAGCAAGAAGACCGGCCTGCGGCGGTTTCGCGAAGTGTATTGCGAGGTGCCGCGCAAGAACGGCAAGAGCGTCCTGGCGGCGGTCATTGCCCTGTACATGTGGTGCATGGACAGCGAGTTCGGCGCCGAGGTGTACTGCGGCGCGACCACCGAAAAGCAGGCCATGGAGGTGTTCCGGCCGGCCAAGCAGATGCTGACCCGCACGCCGAAACTGGCCAAGGCGATCGGCGCCGAGATCATGGCGCGCAACCTGTCGATTCCTCGGGACGAAAGCCGCTTTGAGCCGGTGATTGGCGACCCTGGCGACGGCAGTTCGCCCAGCTGCGCGGTGGTGGATGAGTACCACGAACACCCCACGCCGGCGCTGTACGAAACCATGCTGACCGGCATGGGCGCCCGTGATCAGCCGTTGATGTTCGCCATCACCACGGCGGGCTTCAACCTGGCCGGGCCGTGCTACATCCATCGCAGCCAAGTCTGCGACATGCTGAAAGCGGCCGCCGGCATTGGCGACCAGCACAACGAAGAACAGTTCGGCATCATCTTCACGATCGATGATGAGGACGACTGGGAGAGCCCGGCGGCGCTGCGCAAGGCCAACCCGAATTTCGGGGTGTCGGTCAGCGAGGAATACCTGCTGCGGGCACAGGCCAACGCAAGGCGTTACCCGTCACGGCAGAACGCATTCAAAACCAAGCACCTCAACATCTGGGTGTCGGCGGCGCATGCCTGGCTGAACATGTCGGATTGGGCGGCCTGCGGCGACACCTCGCTGCGGATCGAGGACTTCTACGGCAAGCCCTGTTACATGGGTGTCGACCTGGCCAGCAAGTCGGACATTACCGCCGTGGCCCTGGTGTTCCGCGACAAGGTGGAATCGCCAGAGGGTAGTGGCAAGCTCAAAGACCGCTGGACGGTGTTCTGCCGCTCCTACCTGCCCGAGGGTGCGGTAGAGCGTGCGTCGCACAACCAGAAAGCCTACGAGGGCTGGGTGCATGACGGCGCGCTGCTGACCACGGACGGCGAAGAGACTGACTTTGATGTGGTGCGCGAGGACATCCACGACCTGGCTGAGTTGTTCGACGTTAAGGAGCTGGTCTACGACAAGTGGCGCGCCACCCAGCTGGCCCACCAGCTGCTGCGCGACGGGGCCAACGCCGTGGAGTTCGGCGGCGGCTATCACATCATGAACATGCCCATGCGCGAGGTCGAAGCGGCCCTGCTCACCGGGCGTTTCCGTCACGACGGCGACCCGGTGTTGACGTGGATGGCGGGCAACATCGTCACCCGCGAGCACAAGGGCTGTCTGGTGCCGATGAAGGCTGACGAAGGCAAAACCAACATGCGGAAGATTGACGGCATGGTTGCCATCCTGATGGCCATGTCGCGGGCTCTGCTGGCCGACGCGCCGCAAGAGGACACCCTTTCCGAGCACCTCGAAACCCACGGTATACGGACCCTGTAACCATGACCTTAAACAAACTACGGGAGGCCCTGGCGGCCTGCCGCGCTCGCATGCGCCTCGGCGCCGGGAAGCTGGTACAAGCGGCCGCGCCCCTGTTGGGCGATGCCGTGGGCTGGGCCGGCCTGGCCATGCTGGGCCAGGGGGTGCGCCTGCAGTACGGCGGCCCCGTGGCCCTGATGGTGGTGGGCGGCCTGCTGATGGTCGTGTCGTTCCTGGCGGCGCTGCGGGGTGATGGCTGATGTTCCATAACCTGCGCCGCAAGAGCGGCGGTCCGCTGGATACGCCCGAGAAGATCAGCGCCTACATGGAGGCCTATGGCGGTCAGTTCGCTGGCCAGCGCATCACGCCACGGCGCGCGATGCAGCTGTCCACCGTGTTCAGTTGCGTGCGTGTGCTGGCCGAGTCGGTCGGCATGCTGCCCTGCAAGCTGTACAAGCAGAACGGCAAGATGCGCGAGGCCGTTACGGGTAACAAACTTGGGCAGATTCTGCAGGTGGCCCCGAACGGCTACATGACCGCCCAGGAGTTTTGGGAGCTGCTGGTGGTGTGCCTCAACCTGCGCGGCAACTTCTACGCCTACAAGGTGTCCGTCCTGGGCAATCTGCAGGAGCTGCTGCCGATGGACCCCGGCTCTGTCAGGCCGCGCCTGACCAGCGAGTGGGAGCTGGTCTATGACGTTACCTGGCGTGACGGGCGCATCGAGACGCTAGGGCAGGACAAAATATGGCATGTGCGCCTGTTCACCCTGGACGGCTACACCGGTTTGAACCCCGTGGCCTATGCCCGCCAGGCGATCGCCCTGGGGTTGTCGACCGAAGCCCATGGCGCGCAGTTGTTCGAAAACGGCGCGGTCACCAGTGGGGTGCTGAGTACCGACAAGGCCTTGACCGACGAGGCGTTTGCCCGGCTGAAAAGCCAGTTCAACGATGAGCATGGCGGCCTCACCAACGCGCACAAACCCATGGTCCTGGAAATGGGCCTGAGCTGGAAACCGGTCAGCCTCAACCTGGAAGACAGCCAGTTCCTTGAAACCCGCAAATACCAGCGTTCGGAAATCTGCGGCCTGTTCCGCATCCCGCCGCACATGGTGGGCGACCTGGAGAAAGCGACCTTTTCCAACATCGAGCACCAAGGTGCGGATTTCCTCAACAACGCCCTGGTGCCGATCCTCACCCGCATTGAAGGGCGGGTGAAAGTCGGCCTGTTGACCGACAAGGAACGCGAAACCCATTTCGCCAAGTTCAACACGGCAGCGCTGCTGCGCGGCGACCTCAAGTCCCGCCTGGAAGCCTACGCCCAAGGCATCAACTGGGGCATGTGGTCGCCCAACGATTGCCTGGCCAAGGAAGACGAAAACCCCCGCCCTGGCGGCGATATCTACCTGACGCCGATGAACATGACCACCAAGCCAGAGGGCAACAACAGTGCTTAAGAAAATGCATGTTCCCTTTGAACTCAAGCAGCTGTCAGAAGCCGGCGAGTTCGAGGGGTACGGCTCCGTGTTCGGGGTCAAGGACTACGGCTCCGATATCGTCATGCCGGGAGCATTTGCCGCATCACTGGCGGAGTGGAAAGCCAAAAACAAGCTGCCGCCGGTGCTGTGGCAGCACAAAACCCATGAGCCGATTGGCCCGCACCTCGACATGAAGGAGGACGAAACCGGCCTGTTCGTCAAAGGCAAATTGCTGATTGATGATGACCCGCTGGCCCGCCGGGCGTATGCCCACATGAAAGCGGGCAGCGTGACCGGCCTATCCATCGGTTACACGCTGGATGACTGGGAGTGGGACAGCGTCAAAGGCGCCTACCTGCTCAAGAAAATCACCTTGTGGGAGGTGTCGGTGGTGACCTTCGCCATGAACGAGGCGGCGTCGGTGACTGACGTCAAGTCGATGCTGGCTAAGGGGCAGACCCCCACTGAGCAACAGCTGGAGCACGCCCTGTGCTCTGTCGGCCTCACCCCGGCGCAGGCCAAGAGCTTCCTGGCGTCGGGTTACAGCGCCCTGCAGCAACCCACCGAACAGCGCAACGCCGTGGCGCTGAAATCCATGCAGCACCTCATTCAAACCCTGAAATAACAAGGATTCGCCATGCCCGTTGATAATCAAGATATCGCTCAGGTTGCCCAGGAACTGGGCGCCAAGTTCGAAGAGTTCAAACAGAAAAACGACCAGCGCCTGGACGGCATCGCCCAGGAAAAGAGCAAGCTGGCCGAGTCCGTTGATAAGATCAACGGCACGCTGTCCGAGTTGGACGGCCTCAAGGGCCAGCTGGAGGCCATCCTGGCCAAGCAGAACCGCCCTGGCGGTGGCGGTGGCGATTCCAAGGATGTGGCCGAGCACAAGAGTGCATTCGGCGCCTTCATCCGCAAGGGGCGCGAGGATGACCTGCGCGAACTGGAGCGCAAGGCGCTGAACACCGCCACCGACGAGGATGGTGGCTACGCGGTACCGGAGGACCTGGACCGCCAACTGGCCGAGCTGGCCCATGACGCCGTGGTGATGCGTCAAGAGTGCAACGTGATTAGCCAGGGCGGTACCGGTTACCGCAAGTTGGTCGACCTCGGCGGCACCACCTCCGGCTGGGTGGGTGAAACTGACGCGCGCCCAGCGACGGGTACCCCCAAGCTGCAGCCGATCGCGCCGACCTGGGGCGAGCTGTACGCCAACCCGCAGGCCACCCAGGGCATGCTCGACGACGCGTTTTTCAATCCCGAGACCTGGCTGGCCTCGGGGGTTAACGTGTCGTTCTCCGAGCAGGAAGAAGCCGGCTTCAGCTACGGTGATGGCGTCAAGAAACCCAAAGGCTTGTTTGCCCACGGCACCGAGGCCAAGAGCGATGCCGAGCGTACCTTCGGTAAGCTGCAGCACCTGCTGGCCGGCGGCACCGGCCTGAGCGCTGACGATCTGATCAAGCTGATTTACACCCTGCGCAAGCCGTACCGTTCCGGTGCCAAGTGGATGATGAACGGCCTGTCGGTCATGGCCTGCCGCCTGCTCAAGGATGCCGAGGGCAACTACCTGTGGCGCCCTGGCCTGGAAGAGGGCGCGCCGTCGATCCTGCTGGGCTACGGCATTGCCGAGAACGAGGAAATGCCTGACATCGCGGCTGCCGCGCAGGCCCTGGCGTTCGGCAACTTCAAGCGGGCGTACACCATTATCGACCGCATCGGCACCCGCGTGCTGCGCGATCCCTACACCAACAAGCCGTATGTGGGCTTCTACACCACCAAGCGCGTGGGCAGCCTGCTGGAGAACCATGAGGCCGTGAAGATGCTGCAGCAAGCGGCGGCCTGATACCAACCCCTGGGAGGCGGCCCGCGCAAGCGGGTTTTTTTGTGCATGAGCAAAGTGTTTTGGACGCCCGAGCAGTTGCGTATCCAGGCACGCCTTGAGCCCGAGGATAGCTCCCTGGACAACCAGCTTTCGCTGTACGCACGGGCCGCCGTGCGCGCTGTGGAGGCTGGTACCAAGCGCGTGCTGTATCCGCCTGATGAACCCCTGCCGGACGATGCGCCGGCCAATGCGCTGCAGGCTGGCGAGGATATTCAGCTGGCCATCCTGATGATGGTGGCGCATTGGTTCGACAACCCCACGGCGGTCAACATCGGCAACATCACCAGCGAGATTCCCCTGGGGTATCGCTTCCTCACTGACCCTTACCGCTGGTACAGCTTATGAGCCTCAATGAGCGGGTCAGGCTGTCTCGGTCGGAGGAAGTCAAAGGCCCCACCGGCCAGCCCAAAAAGGCCTGGGTGCAGTTCGCCACGCCGTGGGCCGAGGCCGTCGCGGTCAGCGGCCGGCAGTACCTGGCGGCCGACGCGGAGCGCTCGGAAATCACCATGCAGTTCATCATGCGCAGTGCCCCGCACCTGCGGGCCGGGTTGCGCGTTACGCGTAACGACGGTCAGGCCTACGACGTAGTGGCACCACTACCGGACCGGCCACGCCGTGGTTACACCACCCTCATGACCACCACGGCGAAGACCTGATGCACATTGACTTCACTGGCCTGGATGACCTGGCCGACGATTTCCTGCGCCTGGAAAAGGGCCTGCAGAACAAGGTCAGCCGGCAGGCCGTCGCGGCCGGTGCGCGAGTGGCCCGGGACAAGGTGCGCGCCTCGGCGCCGTTCCGCACGGGGCGACTTAAGCGCAGCACCGTGGCCAGTGTGGCCAGACGTTCGGAAACGCCCGGCGAGGTGGTGGCCGGCGTGCGGGTGTCAGCGCCGCGCAGCGACAAGGACGCCCCGCATTACTGGCGATTCTTGGAGTTGGGCACTGTAAACATGGCTGCGCGGCCGTACATCCGGCCGACCTGGGATAGCTCGCTGTCGCAGATCGAGGGCGCGGTTATCAGCAAGCTGGCCGAAGGCATCGACAAGGCCATCACAGGACTCAATTGAGCATGATCGAAACCCACCTTTACACCCGGCTTGCGCCGCTGGTGGACGGGCGCCTGTTCCCGGGTGTTGCCCCGGAAGGCGCCGAAAAGCCTTACCTCGTTTACACCATCGTCAGTCAGCCCCTGAGCTTCACCTTGTCCGGACCTGACGGCGGCGGTGACGCCAATGTGCAGGTTATGTGCTGGTCGGACGACCACGTACAGGCCCTGGAGACCGCTCAGGCGCTGCTGCAGGAAGCCACCCGCAGTGGCGCCGAGGGCTTCGGCTGTGCCGGCGCTCAGCGCGTCCCTGACGACCACGAAGCCGGCCTGTACGGGATCGGCTGGGAATTCACCCTTACCCCCCTGGAGTAACACCTTATGGCTGGTAAAAAATCGAAAAGCCAAACGGCCCTGGAGCTGAAACTGGGCATGACCAAGGTGGAGGCCGTTGACCCGGCGGCCGTCGACCTGGTGTATGTCGAACTCGGCGCGACCATCAAGGATATCGACCTGCAAGGCGGCCAGGCCGACGAGAACGAAACCACCACCTTTGCCAGTGAGGCCAAGGAATACGAGGGTGGTCTGTCGGACGGCGCGACCGTCTCGTTCGCGGGTAACTGGGCGCAGGGTGCCGAGTCCCATGAAGAGATGATGAAGGCCGAAGACGACAAGAAAAACCGCGCCTGGCGCATCACGCACCGCGACGGCAGTACCGGCCGTTTCATTGGCTTCGTCAAGCAGTACACCTACAAGGCCGCCGCCGGCGGCACGCTGGCCGCCACGTTCTCGGTGCGCGTATCCGGCAAAGTGAAGTGGGATGCGGCCCCGGCCGGGGGTGGTGCATGAAGTGTCTGAACTGGCTGTTTCGCCGCCACACCCTGGCTGACGCGGTTCGCGCTTCGGCGGTGAGCCTGGAACGCAACCTGCGCAGCGAGCTGGTGGCGGTGCCTGAGTGGGGCCAGTCGGTCTACCTGCGCGGCCTGACCCTGAGCGAGTGGTCGGAATACAGCCGCATGGCCCAGGCGCTGTCGCCGGTGCCGCTGGAAGAGGGCGAAGAACTGCCGCCGGCCGATCCGCTGGACGAGTCGTGGAAGCCCTACGGCACCCGGGCGCTGTTTGCTTACCTGCTGGTGACCACCCTGCGCGATGCCAAGCGGTCGCCGGTGTTCGCCCCGGCCGGCAGCGCCCAGCGCGCCCAGGACATTGCCGAAGTCGCGCAGAACTTCACCCATGTGCATGACGCGCTGGTCGCCCGCATCTTCGCCCTGAGCGGCGTCAAGGTCGGCACCGATGAGCAGCCCAGCGACCCGGTAGCCGACGCGGGAAACGCCTGACGGCGGAGTCTGGCCTGGCGTTCAAGATGGCGCTTGCCCTGCGCTTGGGGCGCACCCTGAGCGAGCTGGATGACATGCCAGCTGAGGAATATTTCCTCTGGCGCGCCTTCGATCAGCAGTCCCCCTTGAGTGACGCCCGTGGCGATGTGCTGGCCGCGATGATGGCGGCTGCGCCGCTGCAGGCGGCGGGGATGAAAGTGAGCGCCGTGGACATGCTGCCGCCGTGGAGCCAGCGCCCGGAGCAGGAAGACGACGAGCCGGAAGAATCGCCGGCAGACACCTTCTTTGCCTACCTGCAGGGCCGCGCTGCGATTGACCGCAGTAACGAGCAAGACAGCCCACGTGACAGTAACGACAGCCCGCCTTGAGCGGGCCTTTTTTTGAGGGTTGCACATGGCAGGGCAAACCTTGCGATCCCTGGTGGTCAGCGTCTCGGCCGAAACCAGCGCCTATCAGCGCGAAATGTCGCGGGCCAGCCGGATGGGCCAGGGGTATCTACGCACCATCGCCCAGGGCAACCGCGAAGCGGCGGCCGGGTGGCGTTCCCAGCAGGCGGCGATTGAAGCGCAGAACGGCGCTCTGCAGGGCCTGACCGCCACGGCGGGGGATTACTTCCGCACCATGGCCGGTGCGCTGGCCGCCGGCAGCATCATCGCCATGGCCGATGACTGGAATTCGGTGAATGCGCGGCTCAAGCTGGCGTCGGCCAGCCAGGCCGATTTTCTGGACAACCAGAAAGCCATCTTTGAAATCTCGCAAAGGACCGGGACCGCGTTCGGCTCCAACGCCAACCTGTTCTCCCGCTCGGCCGCCTCGCTGCGCGAATTCGGCTACACCTCGAACGATGCGGTGAAGCTGACCGAGGTGCTGGCCACCGGTCTGCAGGTGTCCGGGGCCAGTGCCGAGGAAACCGGCTCGGTCGTGACGCAAATGGCGCAGGCGCTCGCCCAAGGCGTGCTGCGCGGCGAGGAATTCAACGCCGTCAACGAAAGCGGTGACCGGATCATCCGCGCCCTGGCGGCTGGTATGGGCGTGCAACGCCGTGAACTCAAGGGCATGGCCGACGATGGCAAGCTGACCATTGATAAGGTCGTGCCGGCGTTGATCAGCCAGTTGGGCGTGCTGCGCGAAGAATACAAACAGATGCCCGGCTCGGTCAGTTCGGGCTTCACCACGCTGAAAAACGCCCTGCAGGCCTGGGTGGGCGGCATGGACGGGGCGACCGGCAGCACGCAAGCGCTGTCGTCAGCCCTGACCTTGGCCGGCAACAACCTGGACTTGCTGGCTGCGGGCGCTGCGGCCACCGGCGTGACGTTCCTGACCCGGCGTTCGCTGGAGGCGGTCAGCGCTCTGCGGGCACAGGTCAGCGCGTCCCGGGCGGCGGCCTCGGCCGAGATTGGCCGGACCGCCGCGCAGATGGATTCGGCGGCCATGGCGCTACGGGTAGCCCAGGCGGATGTAATCGCCGCACAGCGCCGGGTGGCGTTCGCCACCAGCACGGTGGAAGCGGCGGCGGCATCCCGGGCGCTGACGGCGGCCAAGCTGGCCGAGCTGGAGGCCACCACCGCGCTGACGGCAGCGCAGACCGCCAACGCGGCGGCCGCGTCCCTTGGCGCCCGGGCCGGTGCCGGGCTGCTGTCGCTACTGGGCGGGCCGGTCGGCCTGGCCGCCCTGGTCGCCGGCACCGCCGCCGGCTTCCTGCTGTTCAGCTCCAACGCCGACGCGGCCAACACGGCGGCCACCGACCTGAAACGGCCGATCGCGGAACTGCGCAAGGAGTGGGAGGAACTGGGCAATGCCCAGCGTCGCCCGATCCTGGCCAAGTTGCTCGAGCAGCAGGAGGAAGCCAAGACCCGAGCGGCAGCGATCGTCAAGGAAATGCAGGCGGTCGCGCAGGGGCCATCCGGTGACTACGCCGGCGGGCAGCGGTTCGGGGCCAACCAGTACCAGCGAACAGCGGCCGCAGCCAACTTCCGGCGCAGCATCGCCGGCGGGATCGATGTGGATCAGGCCACGCAGAACCTGGCCAACACCATTCAGCCGAACGAGGAAGTGCGCTCCACCCTGCAGCAGCTGGCCGGCCAGTACGCCGACACCATTGGCCAAGTCAGCGTGCTGGGCGACCAGATCAGTACGCTCAATGGCGTCATGGAGGGCGCCAAGACGGCGGCCGAGGGGGTTGGTCAGGGGCTGAACAGCATCCAGCCGCCCAGTCAGACCACCATCAGCGCGTGGGAAAAGCGCATTGCCAACTACACCGAACAGGCGGCCAAGCTCAAAGACCCGAGCGAGCTGGGCGAGGTTAACCGGGCGATCAAGGCCGATGGCCTGGACGACACCGAGGCCGGCCGCAAGCTGGCCGAGCAGGCCCGTGCGGCGGCCAAGGCAGCGGATGCTGAGGCCATCGCGAAGAAGGCCCGCGAGGAATCCGCGCGCCAGAGCAAGCAGGCCAGCGAGGCGGCCGAGCGCAAGGCCAAGCAGCTGGACGATGCGTATAAGCGGCAGCTGCGCACCCTGCAGGAGCAGGCAGCGGTGCATGGCACCACCACCGAGCTGGCCAAGGTGCGTTACGAGACGACCCAAGGCGAGCTGAAAGGCCTGACCGCGCTACAGAAAACGGAGCTGGAACGGGCGGCCACAGCCAAGGATGCGCTGGACGCGCAGAAGGCCTACAAGGAACTGATTGCCGGATCGGAAACGGCCGAGCAGAAGCTACTGACGCAAATGCGTGAGCGGGTGCGCTTGCTCAAGGAAGCACAGGCCGCCGGCGGCGTCACCCCGGAGCAGTACGACAAGGCCACCAGTCAGTTCAGCAAGGCGGCCATCACCAAGGCGCCGAAGTTCAGCGGCCTGGATGCCACGGTGGGCGGTGCGGCGGGCGAGCTGGTCAAGGTTTCCCAAGCCCAAGCGGACCTGGAGAAGTGGCAGGCCAAGGAGCTGGAGCGGCAGAAAACGTTCCTCTCCGAAAAGCTGATCAACGAACAGCAGTACGCCGATAACGTCGCGGCCATCACCAAGACTAATAACGACCGCATGACCAGCCTGGGCAGCGCGTACAAGGTCGCCACGCTGGGCATGTTCGCGGACGTTACCAGTAACGCGGCGGACATGCTGACGCAGATGGGGCAGGAAGGCTCAACGGCCTACAAGGTGCTGTTCCTGGCCAGCAAGGCGGCGAGCATTGCGCAGGCGATCATTTCTACCGAGACGGCAGCGGCCAAGGCCCTGGAGCTTGGGCCGATCATGGGTATCCCGGCCGCGTCCCTGGTGCGTGGTATGGGCTATGCCTCGGTCGGCATGATCGCCGCCACTAGCCTGGCCGGTATGGCGCACGACGGTATCGACAACATCCCGCGTGAAGGCACCTGGTTGCTGGATCAAGGCGAACGGGTGGTCGATCGGCGCACCAACGGTGACTTGAAGAACTTTCTGGCCACGGCCGAGGCCGGCAAAGCAGCCGCTTCGGCGGGCGGCGCGCCGGTGGTTGTGCACATCACCATTGACGGCAGTGGGGCGGCCAGCACGCAGGCGCCGGCCGGCCTGGAACAGTTCGGTTCTGAGCTGGGCAAGTTCGTTGAGAACCTGTATCGCCGCCTGCTGGCCCGCGACCTGTCGGATGGCGGCACCATTCGCCGGGCCATCACCAAGCGATAGGACACCCCATGGCACTTGAACAATTCACCTGGAACGCCCGCAACATCGCCACCGGTGAGGAAACCCAGCGGCTGCGGGAAAACGACTACGGCGACGGTTACAGCCAGGTCGCCGGCGAGGGCATTAACGCCGTCTCCGAGGCCTGGCCGCTGACCTTTGCCGGGCGCCTGGCCTATGTGCAGCCGATCCGCGACTTTCTGCGCCGGCATCGCGGCGGTAAGGCGTTTGCCTGGACCCCGCCGGCCGGCGAGCTTGGTCTGTTCCGTTACACCACCGGCATTGGCTTCGAGCCGAAGGGCGGCGACTTCTACGTGCTGACCGTGACTTTCACCACCGCATTCCATCCTTAGGGGGCCGCATGGGCTTTACCGCAGACGTTCAGGGCCTCAACCCGGGCGACGAAATCCAGCTGTTTGAAGTCGACTGCACTGCCTTTGGCGGCGATGTGCTGTATTTCCACAGCACACTGGTCAAACACACCCCGGACGAAATTCGGGCCGCACTCGATGCCGGCGCCGAGCTGCAGGCCAAGTCCATCTGGTGGCAGGGGCAGGAATACAAGTCCTGGCCGGCCAAGATCGAGGGCTTGGATATTTCCACTGATGGGCCGGCCGCCCGGCCGACCCTGACTGTGGGCAATTTGGATGCGTCGATTTCCGCGCTGTGCCTGGCGTTTGACGACCTGGCGCAAGCGCGGGTGACCATCCGTAACACCTTCGCCCACTACCTGGATGCGCGCAACTTTGCCGCCGGCAACCCCGAGGCCAACCCGCTGGAAGAGCGGGTGCAGTACTGGGATATCGACGCCAAGGTCAGCGAGGACGGCGAGTGGGTGGCCTGGGAGCTGGCTTCGCCGGCGGACTCCAACGGCCAGCAAATCCCGGCGCGCATCATCCACAGCATGTGCGAGTGGTGTTTGCGTAACGAGTATCGCGGCGCCGATTGCGGCTACACCGGCCCGGCGGTGAGCGATGAGGACGGCAATCCCACCGATGATCCGGCCAAGGACGCCTGCGGTGGACGGCTGAGCGACTGCAAAGCGCGCTTCGGTGCCAACAACCCGTTGCCCTTCGGCGGCTTTCCGGCCGCCGGGCTGCTGAGGAACTGACCCTATGCGTAAGCACATTCTCAAGGCAGTAGCGGCACATGCCGCCCGCGAGTATCCCCGCGAGGCGTGCGGCCTGGTGGTGCAGCTCGGCCGCCGGCATGCCTACGTGCCGTGTGCCAACCTGGCACAGAACCCCAACGAGCAATTCCAGCTGGACCCCCAGGACTACGCTGAGGCGGAGGACATTGGCACCATCATCGGCATTGTCCATTCCCACCCGGACGGCTCCAGCCGGGCCAGCGACCATGACCGCGCTTCCTGCGAGGTCAGCGGCCTGCCCTGGCACATCCTGAGCTGGCCCGAGGGCGATCTAAACACCATCGTGCCCACTGGCGCGCCTGTTCCGCTGGTGGGGCGGCCGTTCGTGCACGGCGTGTGGGACTGCTATGCGATCGTGCGTGATTGGCACAAGCAGGAGCGCGACATTGAGCTGCCCGATTATGCGCGGGCGGACGAGTGGTGGACCCGTGGCGAAAACCTCTACATGACGCTCTACGCCGATGCGGGTTTTGTGCCGGTCGCCGGGCCATTGCAGCCGGGTGACATGATCGTCATGCAGGTGCAGGCCCCGGAGCCGAACCACGCCGCCGTCTACCTCGGTGATGGCCTGATGATCCATCACCTGTATGGCCGCCTGAGCGAGCGGGCGGTGTATGGCGGTTACTGGCAGGAGCGCACCATTCTGACCCTACGCCACAAGGAGCTTGCCCATGGCAATGCGGGTAACTAATGCGGCCCCGGTGCTGCGCAGCGTGCGCCTGTATGGCGTGCTCGGCGCCCGTTTCGGCCGTGAGTACCGCCTAGCGGTGGCCTCGCCGCGTGAGGCTATGCGCGCCCTGGCGGCGCAGGTGCCGGGCTTTCGCGCCTTTCTGGAGACCAGCCGGGAGCGCGGCCTGGTCTATGCGGTGTTTGTCGGTCGGCGCAACCTACCCGAGGCCGAATTGGACTTTGGCGCCGGTGCAGCGGATATCCGCATTGCGCCGGTGATGACCGGCAGCAAAAAGTCCGGGCTGTTCCAGACCGTGCTGGGCGCGATCATGGTGGTCGGCGGGATCATGACCGGAAACTTTGCCTTGGGGGCCGCCGGTGTCGGCATGATGGCCGGCGGGGTGGTGTCCATGCTGTCGCCGCAGGCGGCTGGCCTGAACACCAAGGAGCAGGCCGAAAACACCCCATCCTATGCCTTTGGCGGTGCAGTCACCACCGTGGCCCAAGGCAACCCCGTGGCGGTCGGCTATGGCCGCCGTCTTGTCGGCGGTGCGCTGATATCCGGCGGCATCCACCCCGAAGACAAGATGTAACCCGCGATCAGCATCCACCCGAAACCGGCTCAGGCCGGTTTTTTTGTGCCCGAAGGAAACGACATGGCCGAAGCAGAACGCAAACCTACCCCACGCAAGCGCAAGGCCGCTGCCAGCGCGCCGAAAGCAACCGGCGAAGGCAAACCCACGGCCAAGCGCGTAGCGCGCCGTAGCGGCGCTGTGACGGCCTCGACCGAAGCCAAGGCGCCGGTGGTGCCGAAGCCGGCGCGCAAGCCTCAGGTGCAGGGCCGCAAGGGCGGCGCGGAGAAAGTACATACCCCGGTCGAAGCGCCGGATTCGGTGCGCTCGGTCGCCCGGGCCAAGCTGCTGTTTGCCCTGGGCGAAGGGGAATGGGCCGGCAACCTTGACGGTCGGCGGATCTTCCTTGATGGCACGCCGCTGATTGCGGTCGACGGCACCGAGAATTTCCCCGGGGTGAAATGGGAGTTCCGCCCTGGCACCCAGCATCAGGAATACATTCCCGGCCTGCCGGCGGTCGAAAACGAAACCAGCGTAGGCGTGGAACTGCGCAGCGACACCCCGTGGGTACGCAGCCTCACCAACCCCGAGCTTTCTGCCGCCCGCGTGCGCCTGTCCTGGCCCACCCTGCAGGAGCGCTTGAGCAACGGCGATGTGGTGGGCTACCGCATCGACTACGCCATTGACCTGGCGGTTCACGACGGCGGGTGGCAGGAGGTACTGACCGCCACCCTCAACGACAAGACCACTTCCAAGTATGAGCGCTCGCACCGCATCGACCTGCCCAAGTCGACCGAGGGTTGGAGCCTGCGGGTGCGCCGGCTTACCCCGAACAGCGAAAACAAAAACGAAGTGGCCGACACCATGCGCGTCGAGGCGATCACCGAGGTGATCGACGCCAAGCTGCGCTACCCCAACACTGCCTTGCTCTACATCGAGTTTGACGCCAGTCAGTTCCAGAACATCCCGAAGGTGTCGGTCGAGGCCGACATGCGCGTCATTCGCGTGCCGAACAACTACGACCCGGCCAGCCGCACCTACACCGGCATTTGGGATGGCACGTTCAAATGGGCGTTCACCGACAACCCGGCCTGGGTGCTGTATGACCTGATCCTGAACAAGCGTTTCGGCCTCGGCCGGCGCCTGGACATGACCAAGGTGGACCGCTGGGAGCTGTACGAAATCGCCCGTTACTGTGACGAGCGGGTCAGCGATGGCAAGGGCGGCCAGGAGCCGCGCTTTACCTGCAACGTGTACATCCAGAGCCGGGCCGACGCCTGGACGGTGATCCGCGACATCGCGGCGATCTTCCGGGGCATTTCGTACTGGAGCGGCAGCGAAATGGTGTTCCAGGCCGACAAGCCGTCGGATGTGGAATTTGTGTTCAGCCGCTCCAACGTCACCGAGGGCAAGTTCCAGTACACCGGGCAGTCCGAGCGCACCCGCTATTCCTCGGCGCTGGTCAGCTGGGACAACCCGGATAACGCTTATGAGAGCGAGCCGGAGCCGGTATCGATACCCGCGCTGATTCGCCGCTACAACTTCAACCAGACCGAAATCACGGCGATTGGCTGTACCCGCCAGAGCGAGGCCAACCGCCGAGGCCGCTGGCTACTGCTGACCAACAGCGTGGACCGGGGAGTCACGTTCAGCACCGGCCTGGAGGGCTACATTCCCAAGCCGGGGCGGATCATCGGGGTGGCCGACGCCTTGTTGGCCGGTCGCCAGTTGGGCGGGCGGATCAGCAGCGCGGCCGGCCGACAGTTGACCCTGGACCGCAATGTGCAGATCAAAGCCGGTGACCGCCTCATCGTCAACTTGCCCAGCGGCAAGGCCGAGGCGCGCACCGTGCAGGCCGTCGCCGGGCGCACCGTTACCGTAACGGCGGACTTTTCCGAGCCGCCCCGGGCACAGGCGCAGTGGGGTATCGAATCGTCTGACCTGGTGATTCAGCAGTACCGCGTGACCAAAGTGTCGCGCTCGGGAAGTACGTTTACGATTTCGGGGATGATGAACGACCCCGGCAAGTACGATCAGGTCGACAGCGGTACGCGCCTGGAGTCTCGGCCTATCAGCGTGGTGCCGGCGCGCACCCAGCAGGCCCCGGAGGGGGTCAAGCTGAGCAGCTACACCCGCACCGAGCAGGGCTTGGCGGTGACCACCCTGCGCGCCGAGTGGCAAGCGGCGCCGGGGGCGACGGCCTACAGCGCCGAGTGGCGCAAGGACTCGGGCGCCTGGATCGCCGCGCCGCGCAGTTCGGCCTTGGGCTTTGAGGTGCCGGGCATCTATGCCGGCCGCTACACGGTGCGGGTGCGAGCCATCAACCCGCTGGAGGTGTCGAGTCTGCCGGCGTACAGCGACGAAACCGTGCTCAGCGGCAAGGAAGGCGCGCCGCCGGCACTGGCCAGCTTCACCGCCTCGCCGCTGCCCTATGCCATCGGCCTGGCCTGGACCTTCCCGGCCGGCGCCGACGACACCCGCTATGTCGAGGTTCAGCAGAACCAGCAGGGCCAGGAGACCGGTGCCCAGCTGCTGGGCATGTACCCGTACCCGCAGCGCGGCTACGAACTCACCGGCCTGGCCCCGGGCATCATCAAGTTCTTCCGGGCGCGCCTGGTGGACACCTCGGGCAACGTCGGTCCGTGGACCAGCTGGCTGGCCGGGCGTTCCAGCAGCGATGCCAGCGAGTACCTGGAGCTGGTGACCGAAGACATTGTTAAGGGGGCACTGGGGCAGGATCTGTTCAAGCGCATCGACTTGATCGATGGCCCGCCGACCATGGCCGGTAGCGTGGCGCAGCGGGTGGCCGCTGAGGCCCTGCAGCGGTCCAAGGACTTGGCGACAGAGGCGCAGACCCGCACGCAGAAGATCGATGCCGAAGCCGCTGCGCGTGCGCAGGGCTTGCTGGCTGAGGCGCAGGCCCGGGGCACGGCGATGACCGCCGAGGCCACGGCGCGCCAGAGCGGTGACCAAGCGCTGACGCAGAAAATCGAGGTGCTGACCGCCACCACCGGCGACAACGCGGCGGCGATTCAGGCCGAGAAAACGGCGCGCACCAACGCTGACAGCGCCATGGCCGGGCAGATTGACACCCTGGCGGCGAACACGGCGGCGAACACGGCGGCGATTGGTACCGAGGCCACGGCGCGGACTACCGCAGACAGCGCCTTGGCCGAGCAGATCGCCACTGTGCGTGCTCAGTCCGGTGGGTTTGATACCGCGCTCAACTACGGATTTGCTACCACTGCGGAGGGGTGGACGGGCACCAATTGCACGCTGGCCGTTGAAAACGGTCGCTTGAGCGTGACCCCGAGCGCTGCCAGCTATTGCATCAACTCGCCTGTGCTTGCCCTCAAGGGGCGCGAGCAGGACCGTATCCGCTGCCGGATCACCCGGCGTGCCGGCAGCGGTTGGCTTGGTCAGGTGACTTATGCCACGGCTGGGCACTCTTCATCCACGGCATACCGCAAAGTCATTCCCAACCCCGGCTTGGCCGTGGGGCAAAGCGTGGTGCTGGACTGGGACATGTCGCAGCTGACGGCGGGTGGTGATGACTGGGTGAACAACACCATCACCCAGCTCTACCTGTGGCTGGGCAACACGACTGGTGATGTGTTTGAGGTTGACTGGATCGCGGCTGGCCAGGTCGCCCCGTCGGCCTCTGTGGCCTCGGTGACTGATGAGCGCACTGCCCGGATCAGTGCGGATGAAGCCAACGCAGCGGCAACTACCGCGCTGGGCAGCAGCCTGACCACCACCAACCAGAACGTCACCGCCGCCCAGCAAGCCGCTCAGGCCGCTGCGACGGCGGCCGGCGCCAAGGGCGAGGTGATCTACGGGTCAACGGCGCCCGCCGCTGATAAGCGCCTGGCGCAGAATATCTGGATCGACACCACCGGTAATGCCAACACGCCGAAACGCTGGACCGGCACGGCCTGGGTGGCGGTGACGGACAAGGTGGCCACGGATGCGGCGGCGGCAGCGGCAAGCGCGCTGGCCAAGGTGGACCTCAAGGCCGACGCCACCGCGCTGCAAGCGCTGGACACCGAAGTCAAAGGCCATGGCACAACCCTGACCAGCCAGAGCACCGCGCTGACCCAGCTGACCGGCCAGATCGGCAACGTCGGCGGGGACAACCTGCTGGCCAACTCGTCGTTTGAAGAGCTGGCCACGGCGGCCCGGGCCAAGTATTGGAACGTCGGGGCCACGGTCGCCGGCACCGTGACGTCGATGGTGGATTCGCCTTTGGCGCAGAGCACCAAGGCCCAGCGCGTGGAGCATCCTGCACTTCCTGCGGGGGGGTATGTCGACCTAGCCTATGGCGGCGACAACGTGGTCAGGCCGAAGGCCAGGCCCGGCGCGCAGTATGCGCTGAGCGTGTTCGCCCGGGGCACCCCGGGGGTGGCATTCCGGCAGTACCTGCAGTTTAGGGACGCTGCCGGCGCCGTGCTGAGCGCCCCGGTAGCGCTGCACACGCTGACCGCCGACTATGGCCGCTTCGTGTTGCTGGCCACCGCCCCGGCAGACACGGTGTCGGTGACGGTGTGGGCAGGCCGGGTACTGAACGGTGGGTCGACCACCGTTGCCGTCTGGTCCGAGATGGACAACGTTCAGTTCCAGGAAGGCGCGGTAGCCACGGCTTACGGGCCGTCGACCGAGCAGGCCGCAGCCAGTCAGGCGACGGCCATGCAGGCCATTACGGCCCGCGTGGAGCAGAACGAGGCAGGTCAGTCCTCGCAGGGCGCGGCACTCACCAAGCTGGAAAACAACCTGACCGTTACCAACCAGAACGTCGGTACCGCCCAGCAAGCCGCCCAGGCGGCCGCGACGGCGGCCGGCGCCAAGGGTGAGGTGATCTACGGCACGGCTGCGCCGGCTGCGGACAAGCGCTTGGCGCAAAACCTGTGGATCGACGCCACGGGCAACGCCAACACGCCGAAACGCTGGAACGGCTCGGCCTGGCTGTCGGTGACCGACAAGGTGGCCACGGACGCGGCGGCGGCGGCGGCCAGCGCGCTGACGCAGGTGGCCACCAAGGCAGAGGCCGCTGCGCTGCAGGCCGTTTCGACAACGGTGGGCCAGCATGGCGACACCCTTACCAGCCATGGGCAATCCCTCAACGAGCTGCGCAACAACATCGGCGCTATCGGTGCCGGCGGCCTGGATGCAGCGCCGGGAGGGACTTGGCAGTTTGATGCCGGCGTCGAGGGCTGGACCGCGACCAACGCCACCCTGGCGGCCGGTACCGGGAGCGTGACCATAACGGCCACGGCGAACGACCCGAACTTGGTCAGCCCAATCGTGAGTATCAACGGCGCGCTCTACAACCGGATCAAAATGAAGATCACCCGCAAAGCGGGCGCCGCCTCGGATTGGGACAGCTCGCTGTTCTACCAAACGGCGGGGCACGGCTTTGCGGGAGGCTACATCGCTCGGACGGCCAACCCCAACATCGCAGTGGGTGAGAGCGCCATCGTTGAATGGGACATGGCCAACCTGTTCGCCGGTGGGAACGACTGGGTGACCAGCACCATCACCCGCCTGCGGATCGATGTTGGCGCGCTGTCGGGCGGTGCCTTTGAGATCGACTGGATTGCGGTTGGCCGGCAGGGTCCTGGCGCCTCGTCGGTAGCCTTGCAGCAGGTGTCATCGAGCGTGCAGCAACAGGGCGAGCAGTTGTCGGCGCACGCCTCGCGCCTGGACGGGCTGTATGTCCAGGTGAACCCGGAAATGGAAGGCGACAGCACCGGCATGGCCGGCGCCACGGGCAGCTTGGTCGGCGTCTGGACCGAGCAATCAGCGCGGATCGAGGACGGCATAGCCATCGGTCGGCAAGTTGAAGCGATGCAGGCGCAGATGGGCAACGCCAACGCATCCGTTCAGCAGGTCAGCGAAGTCATGGCTGACATCAACGGCCGGGTGTCGGCGCAAACCACGGTGAAGGTCGAGACGAACCAGAACGGCCGAAAGGTCGTTTCGGGCATCGCCATCGGCAGCAATGGTGAAGAGGGCGAAATCCTGCTGATGGCGCAGCGGGTGGCGTTCATTGACGGCCTGAACGGCAACGTCGTGGCCGGCCTGGTGGTGGAAAACGGACAGGTCATGATGAACACCGCCCTGATCAGCAAGGCGTTCATCCAGGAACTGGTGGCCGGCCTGACCATCAGGTCGGAGACCCTGAACGCCCAAGGCCTTCCGCTGCTGGAGGTCAACTTCAAGGCCGGTACGTTCACGCTGAGGGGGCAGGATGCCAACGGTTCGACGCTGCTCAACAATGGCGGATTGTACGTGTACGACGCCAACGGTGTGGAACGGACGGCAGTGGGGAGGATGACCTGATGGCTGATCTGTATGGGCTTCGGACGCGGGATGCGGCCGGAGCCATCACCTTAGATACGACTATCACTTCGGTGCGGTCGCTGAAAATGATGCAGGTAACCGGCAACGGCGAGTTCGACCAGTACATCTCAATTCCCGAAATCCAAGCGCAGTCATTCGTGGTCGTGGATGCACTGTATGACGGAGGAGAGAACACCAGCAGCCCACAAGCCTGGTACTCGGCGGGTCAGCTGCAACTGCGGCAACCCTCTACCCGCACCTGGCAAGTGATGATCCTATCTACGGGTGGTGAGCCATTCGCCGCGCCGGGCTCTTATGGCATCCGCGCTGCGAACAACAACATTCGGACGCAGATCGATTCAATCAACCAGGTGCTAACGGTTCGTTACAACGGCAGGTTCAACATTGGCTTCCAAGGACCTGGTAGCAAGAACCAGATTCAATGGGCTGATGTGAACTTTGCTGCGCCGATCACCACATATGAACGACCCATGGTCTTTCTGAATGCCGATGACTACATGATGGTCGGTAACTTTTCGGTGAAAGGTAGCCCGGGGAACTGGACAGGATTCAGGCTTAAAGCCTGGAACTACCAACCCGGGCATGGGGAGGCTGCCCTGTATCCGATGATGATCAACTGGTTCTGTGCGAGTTACAGGGTGCCGGATGCAGCTCCAGGGCAATACGGAGTCTCGGTCCGGGACGCCGCAGGCAATCGGACCTTTGTCACCACCGCTAACCTGGCGCTGCTGAATGGCCAACCTGCGTCCAACTCCTTTGTTGTGGCGGGCGACCCTTTGACAGGAGGCGCGTGGTATGCGCCCAGCAATCAGATGCCTTGGACCGGTAGTTACCAAGACTATGTTCTAGCAAATGCATTGTTTTCTGTAACCAACATTGGACAAACAACCCAACCATTTCGCGCCAATTTTGGCGGTTTT